GATTTGGTCATGGAAGCCCAGCAGCAGGAGAACACCCGGCTGCCTGTTCTGAAAGAGCAGCTCCGGGATACGGAGAAACGGCTCGCAAACCTTCTGGAAGCCATTGAACAGGGCATCCTGACCCCGACTACCAAGCAGCGTTTGGACGAGCTGGAAGCCCGGAAAGAAGCTCTGAACACCAGCATTCTGGAAGAAGAGCTGAAAAAGCCCGTCTTGACCCGTGAGTGGATTCGGTTCTGGCTTGAAAAATTCCGCAAGGGTGACGTGGGCAGCACGGAACACCAGCGGCAGATCATTGATACCTTTGTCAACTCGGTCTACGTCTTTGATGACCGGGTCGTGCTCAACTTCAACTTCACGGACGATGCCAAAACGGTCACCCGTGAGGAAGTGTTGGGTTCGAGTGCTGTGGACAATGCTCCACCAAACGTAAGGCCGTTTACCTGAAAAGGTAAGCGGCCTTTTCTTGTACCTACGTGCTTTTTGATATGCAAAAGTGAAACGGATTCACTTTTGCATATTGATAATGAAACGTGTAGGAGACCCCCTTTTCAGTCGTTTGTAGCAAGTTTGTAGCAGATCTGTAGCAAAATTCGGGGAGGAACGGCAAAATGGCTCCGAAAACCCGATTTTTGCAGATTTTTGGTATAAAATTTTATCCTTGAATTTTGTGCAGAATGACGACGGTGCTTTTCATTCGGATTCTGATGCCGTATAATAAAGAAAAAGATCATGGATGAAAGGAGAAATCGCTGTGCGCTACACCATCCGGCATTTTGATTTGCCACTGCTTACCTTTGAAGCAAACATGGACAGTGCAGATACTGACCTCCATATTATAAAGGTCTACGAAGAAAACCGTTCCTTTCTACCTTTGAACCTGACTGTATCAGAAGATGGTGTAGAACGCTGGCTGCGGCATCGCACAATTCCGAAGAACCGAGCGTATGTAGATGCTCTGCTCTCTAAGGTGGGGCTTTCTTTGAATCGTCCGCTGGGAATTATCACCGTCTGCAAAGGACTTTCACTCAATGATTGCTTTTGGGTAGATGCAGAGGGCTCCGGTGACACCTTTGAAAAAGTAAATCTTTACGATAACCGATTCAGTCAGGTGCTGGCAGCAATCGCCTTTACAGGATATGGCAGCAGCATACGAACTTCGCTTGCGTCCTGCCCGGAGTTCTCGACCAACGGGATGCTGCCAAAATGCTGGCGCAGACAAAACGGAAAAATCTATCTTTATAAAGGTGGCACGTCAGGGTTCAGTAATCTGGGATTTGAACCGTACTCGGAAATGTATGCTTATCAAGTTGCACAGGTGATGGGCGTGAATGCGATTCGCTACACCCTGACAAAAGATCTGAAAAAGACGCTTTGTTCCAAGTGTGAGCTGTTCACCAGCAAAGAGTATTCTTATATTCCCATCGGACAGCTTGTGTCCAAAGGTGGAATAAAAGCAATTTTTGCGTATTATCAGACGTTAGGCCAGAACTTTGTGGATGCGCTGGAAGATATGCTGGTCTTTGATGCGATCATCTGCAACACTGACCGCCACTATGGAAACTTTGGTGTGCTGGTAGATAATAAGACCAACACGATTGCGGCACCCGCACCGCTGTTTGACCACGGAAACTCGCTGTTCAGTCTGGGCGGAACGGATCTTTGGGACAACCAGAAAGCATTTGATGAATATGCCCGCACACTGCTTCCGCTTGCATACGATGATTTCTTTGCAGCTGCAAAGAGTGCAATGAAACCTCGTCACCGTACAATGCTCCATAAGCTGCTGGATTTCCATTTTGACCGCAGAGCGACACGTTATAATCTGCCGCCAAATCGCTTGAAGATGATCGAAAAAGAGGTACAGCGCAGAGCAAGAGTGCTTTTAGGGTAAAAAAGAAAACCGTCAAAACGTGAGAGATTGCTATCTCATGCGTTGACGGTTTTATGGTTTGTGGGGATATTATTCTTCTGGCAGAGCCAAAACTTCATCCTTGACCAGTTGATTGGCCTTATCAAAGGCTTCGGTCTTCGATTATCTGGTTGGCTTTCGGATGGAGATAGACTTCATCCGGCGTTTTGAATTTGGGCGTGTGCCCGACAGCACGTTTCAGGATATCCTTGTTGACGCCTGCGCGATCACAGAGGCTGGCGTATGTATGCCGGGTGGTGTAGGGCGTATAAGTGGCGAGCTTCCCGGAAAACTCCGGTTTACGCTTGCCGTTCTCGTCATAAGGATTCGGCTGAATGCCAATTTCCTCCAAGAACGGATAGAACTTGCGGTTGCGCCAGTTCTTTTCATTCCAAAAACCTCCTTTGCCATTTGGAAAAAGCGGGCTGTTTTCCACAGAGGTGGCATACGCATGTTCAAAAATCGGGATGCCGAAGTCAAGAATGGGAATGATGCGGTTGCGTCCAGCTTCGGTCTTGCAGCCGCCAATCAGATAAGCGCCGGATTCCGTGCGGTGAAAATCTTCGTGTTTGAAGTGCAGCAGCTCATAGATACGAACTCCACAGGCCAGAAGAGCAATTACCATCTGCCCCGTGGGAGTGTTCTTCTGGCTCAGAATCAGCGTTACCTGTTCATCCGTGAAGATTTCACGTTCCGGGGATTTGCGCCCCTCGATTTTCAGAACAGATGCAAGGTTAGCATCCACGACACGCCAGCCAATGGCAGTGCGATACAGCTTACTGATAAGAGTACGCTCTTTTTCCAACATGCTTTGAGACAGGCCATCGTCGGCCATCTTATCAAGAATGTTCTGGAAGTCCTGTGCATAAAGGGCGGCGATTTTATAATACCAGAGCGGTTTTAGATACTTCCATGCCAGATCATACAACTCACGAGCCTTATCAGAACGTCCTTTGTACTCGCGAGATTCCAGAAAAACCTCGTGAATTTTTGCTAAGGTGGAATCTTGATATGGTGTAGCAGGGCGTTTCATCATTTCAGCACGAACCGCTTCGGCTTCTTCACGGGTGACATAAGTGCCGACAGTTTTTACAACTGTAATACCTGTGTGAGGGTCAGGGATTGGCATACGGAGCAGCCACGGCTTACGGCGTATCCCGGACATTCGTGTGATGCTGCCATTGCCAGATGAGGCTTTCAGCCGGGGCGATTCTCGTTTGGCTGGAACGGCCAGTTTGATTTGCTCCTTTGCTAAAGCCATCAGATACTCGTTGATGCCCTTCAAGATGAAGTCTACATTTGTCCCTGTCATGGCAATGCTGCCGGACAGAGCTTTTTTGTAGGTCTCGGTGTCGATGTGGTGCTCTTTCAAGAACACCAGCCGGATGCCCTTATGGTAGAGATCTTCATACAGAGCAAAACCTTCTTCTGCATTTCTGGACATCCGGGATACCGAATCGAATACCACCATATCCCCGGATTTCAGAATCCGATAGAGCTTCAGCCACTCCGGGCGAAAAATGGATGTGCCAGTATAGGCTTCCTGCACGATATGGGCAGTCGGGTATTCTGCCTTGATGTTGCGGATCTGACGGTCAATGCTCTGCTTTGCCGTAGAGATGCGGCAATAGCCATAGATGTTCATGCTTCTCCTTTCTGGCTCAAAGATAATGAGCGACATTTTTAAGACTGTGTTTTGCACCTTGAAATGGCCTGAAAGCGGCTGATTTTAATACAAAACAGAATATACGGTATTTTTAATACAGTTTTAGTGGGCATAGGCAGTCATAAAATCAGAAATGGTAGTGCACGGTTTGTGATTGGCGGTGTCCTCGCCATCCAAAGGAGCGTAGTTCCAGTCGGTATCCTCGTCAATATATCGCCGCCCATCATCCGGCAGTTCCAGCGGTTCCGCAAGGATGATGGTGCCCCAGTGGTTGACCATCACGAAGGGTGCGATCTCACAAGGGATGCCCCGGCACTCGTCATCATGCCGAACATCGTAGGCGTACAGACCATCCGGAATGGTATCCCTCTTGATGCGGATGCTGGTGAACAGTGCAGGCTTTCCGCAAACCGTGATCTCTTCGTAGTGCTCGGTCATTGCATGAAAGGTCATAAAGCGTTCCTCCTTAAATTTCAATGATAAAAGCTCTAAACTTCTCTTTGTAGAAATCCATTGCACTCTGCGGCAGGGAAGTTAGATTCCCTTCGTTGTCACATCCGGCCAGAAATCCCGGCCCGGCAAGAACATCGGCTCCATCCCACAGCGGACGATTGAGCGGCAGGCCAAGCAGCTTGCCTTCATCGTTGCAGACCAGTGTGACCTCTGAACCGGTATCACTCAATGTGATGCATTCGATCAGCCCGCCTACAAATTTCTGCATGGCTTCAAGGGTGTTGTCCAGATCAATCTCCTTTGGCAGCTCCATTGGCAGGAGCGCAAGGACTTTGATTTTTTCTTCTTTCATTGTGTGCCTCCAAATAAAAACAGGACAATCCAAATGGATTGTCCTGTAAAAAGTGAAAGGGAGCATCCGAAGATACTCCCCAGTAGATAATTATTTTTTTCTTACCATGCAACGTTTTTTGAAGAATGCGATGCCATAACAGAGGATGTCATCATAGTCATCCCGGAAGTCCGCTGCATACATCCGGTCATTGATCTGCTGAATGGCAGTATCACAGGCATCCGGCAGAGCATCCAGAGTTTTGGCATACTTGGCTTCAAAAATTGCCACGCGGCCATTGCGGATATCCTTTACAATAACATCGCTGCGCCCCTCGCCATGCTCTTTGTTGGATTCTACCACATAGCCAGCACCAGTAAAGATGCCTGCAAGGAAAGCGTGGTAAAAATCCTCCCGATAGTCATGATAGCTGATGGTCATGCGCAGCAGCTTGGTCATTTCTTTTGTCAGAGCTTCGCTGTTTCCGCTCCAGACTGCATCAAACAACGGGCTGCGGTTCCACGCCTTTGCACTGTCATCAAACCATTTGCTTACAGTGGTTTCAAAAATTTCCCGAATCTCTGCATTGGGAATCATCAATGCAGAGCAACCATCCGGCAGCGAATCTGTCAGATCCTTATCCCGCACCTTGGTCAGATAACCTGTCAGATACAGCACACTCCAAAGATTTTCCTCAGAGGAGTGTAGATAATCGTAGGTCAGGTTTTCTTCAATATGCTGAACAATAGAGCCGCCAGCCATCAGCGTTTCGAGCTTTGTGGTGATATTGTCGCCTGCATAGTCGATGAAAGAACGGATGATGGCGTTATCACTGGTGTTTTTCCAATAGCTTTTCGGCTTCTGTGCTACACTATACTGGAAATCCCGCAGATAACTGATTACGTCCCACGGACAATAAATGTCTGCATCGCCAAAATGATAACCGTCGTACCATGCCTTGATTTCAGCAGACTGCGATTCAAGACCAGCATCCTTCAGCATTTGATCTACATCTGCCTGTGTAAAACCAAAGGATTCGCTCAACCGGGGAGAAAGAATCGTATCCGAAACAAAATTGTTCGTCCCGGTAAAGATGCTTTCTTTTGCAATTTTCAGGCAGCCGGTAACAACAGCAAAGTCGAGCGAAGTATTGTCTTTGAGCGTGGTGCTCATCATAGCCCGCATCACGTCCAGCATCTGCGAATAATATCCGTTGCTGCTGGCTTTTGCAATGGGAACATCATACTCATCCAGAATGACGACCGCCGATTTTTTGAAGTGGATTTCCAGCATCCGGGTCAATAGCAAAAAGCAGCTTTTGGTTTCATCTATGGATGCAGTGCGTCCCAGAATCCGCTTAAAGATGCTTTTGTCATCGTCAGAAATAGCATCGTCATCCAAAAGAAACTGATAATCCTGAAATGCAAATGCCAGTTTCATGCACAGCATTCCATAGGCACTTTCAAAGGTCAGACCGTCCGTGTCCTTGAAAGAGAAAAAGACCACAGGACACTGATTCATCCATTTTTTGCAAAGCTCTGTATTTTTGGAAATCGCCAATCCCTCAAACATCTGCTTGCTGTCTTTGCGGATGTCAAGAAAATTTGCGAGAGTGCTCATACCGAGAGATTTTCCGAAACGACGAGGGCGAGTAATCAATGTTACTTCAGCGATACCTCCGCTAAGAAGTTCAGAAATCAGATTGGTCTTGTCGATATAATAATACCCGCCTTCTCGAATCTTTTCAAAATTCGAGATTCCAACAGGAAACATTAAATCTTTCATGCAATGCTCCTTTCCGCTCACAGAGGTGAGCTTTCAGAACTTACTACTGTAAGTGTACCATGAAATATAGAATCATACAAGAATCAAGTGACATCGAAATAGAGCAGTTTTATTATGCTACGTTCAATCTGGTTGCCTTATAGCAGTCTGCGCACATTCCCTCATGGGTGGCTGCAAACTCTGCCGCCTGCATGATGGAGCCATCCTTCAGCTTGACCCTCTTGATGGGCTGGTTGCAGCGAGCGCAGATGCAGGGCATCGGCGGCTGTTCCTGCTTCGGGGTAGAGGATTTCGGCTTCGGCTGCTTTTGCGGTTCTGCCTCCGGCTGCGGTGCAGCATCTTCCGGCAAATCCTCTCCGGCATAAACGTACAGGCCCAGACCAAACATAGCAAGGTTCTTCACCAAGCACCGCATGATAGCCTTATTCACATCGAACATGGATGCTGCTTCTACGGTGCGCTCTTCCATGCCGATCTTTTCACGGCGGCGGGTCTGCGGATTGTAGTCCCATTTCGGGGTGGTGTAGGTGTAAGGCACAGCTTTCATGGCTTTGTTTGCGCCATCCAGTACAGGCAGCCACATTTCATGCGAAACGCCCTCAATCGTGACCGAGGTATACACCATGAAGCCGGTGATGGGGTCATAAACATAGGGCAGGCCGTTGAATTTCTTGACCTCGTAGCTGGCAGCAGGATATAGCTTTTTTACCTCCGCCCAGGCATACGCCCAGCTTACATATTTTAACTCGGTATTGCCGGACTTCTTGACTTCCAGATGATCTTTGAAGTCGATAGCAAATAATTTTACGAATGGATTTTCCATAAGAATGCCTCCAATTCTGATAAAGAAAAAAGGGCACAACAGCGTCAACTGTTGTGCCCCATGATGTGAAAATTACGGATTGAGCAGAAAATCAATGATGTTTCGATGAATGATTCCGTTTCGGCTTAAATTCGCCAAATCACCACTGATAACATACTTAGGATAGTTGTCGTGCAGCCGCTCAAGATTACCGAACTCCCGTTCTTCATCGGCGGGAGTGATCAGGTAAGCAACCTGAATATAGAGCTTTTCATCTCCACGGTAGCAGATAAAATCAATTTCGGTGTCGTCCAGCTTGCCGACCTGAACTTCATAGCCACGGCTCCGCATTTCCAGATATACGATGTTCTCATACAGCTTGTTGCTGTCAAGCTTTTCGCTTTTCTTGATAACGTTCCGCAGGCCAAGATCGACTGCATAGTACTTTTCTGTGCTGGACAGGAGCACTTTTCCTTTGATATCATAGCGGCTTGCATTCAGAAGGATAAAGGCTTCCTTGAAATAATCAACGTAGTTCAGTACGGTAGCAGTGGTTGTCTTGATTCCTTCCGAAACCATGCGTCCACTGATATTACGGGCAGAAAACGGATTGCCGATATTGTCCAGCAGGAATGCAAGGACATTACGTAATGCGGTCTGTTCGCGAATATTGTGGCGCAGCATGATGTCACGGACAATGATAGCCTCGTAAAGATCGTCCAGATAGGTGGTGATTGAATGATCGTCAGGGAGGAAGAAACGCTGCGGAAAACCGCCGTACTTCAAATAGTCTGCGAAGAGCTTTTCATCCGAAGTATAGGTTCCGTTTTCAATGCATTGCTGTTTTGCTTCGGCCAGCGAAAAGGGGAAAACCTGAATCTGGATGTATCGTCCGGAAAGATAGGTTGCCAGTTCGCCGGAAAGCAGCTTGGAATTGGAGCCGGTCAGGTAAATATCACAATCGAAATCGACACGAAGAGAATTGATTGCAATCTGCCAGCGCTCCACCTCCTGAATCTCATCCAGAAGAATATAAATTTTGCCGGTGCAGCCTTCCGCTTTTTCTGCGATGTAGTCGTAAAGCGTTTCTGCAGTACGGGTGTTGCGGAAGCGCATGGACTCAAAATTGGCCTGAATAATGTTCTGTGCGGGAATATTGCGCTGGAGGAGCACGTCCTTGATCTGACCGAGAAGGACTGTTTTTCCACAGCGCCGGATTCCAACCAGAACTTTGATCAGATCCTGATCGATAAAAGGAATGATCTTATCCAAATAACTTTTGCGCAGAACCATCGTGCATCACCTCATATTCTTATCTTAGCATACAATTATTGTTGTGTAAACAGTATTGTGCTTTTCTATTAAACAAAAATAGCTGAAGCGCAAATTTTGTGTGCCTATAGGCGTACAAAAATTATGCTGCATGGATAATGGTAAACCTGCGGCTGCTTACATTTTTACTGTACCGATTAAAAATATCGGGCTGTTCTTTCTTCAAACGCTGGGAGTCTACCCGTTTACTTTCGGAGGATACCCAGGACACCTTGTAGCCCGGTGCTGTACCATAGGCGGCGTCCTGCATCTCCAACTTCACCTGCTGTTCAATAGAGGCTTTTTCCTGCTCCAGCTGCTCGATTTGATCAGAAAGCTCCTGCCGCTTGTCCAACAGATTGCGGATAGGATTCAGATCGGCAGTTTTGTTTCGATCATCTGCAGAGTACAGCTGATTGATCTGCTGTGTATCCCCCTCGCTTCCGGTAGGTACAGGCGGAATTTCGGGCATCACGTTGTATTTTCAGAAGTGCTCTTCCTTGGCAATGAGGTTGTTCAGAACTTCTTTGTCGGTTGTGATCTTGTGAATCACCAGTTCCTTCCCGAAAATCAGAGCAGCAATGTACCAGCAGTCAAAACCGCTGACAGCCAGATAGTGATTGACCTGAGCCATGTAATGTGCAGGGATTTTTCCATCAGCCCATTTATCCGCAGAAAACGGCGAAACTGTCTTGCACTCCAGCCCGGCCTTCTGTCCAACGATCAGGCGGTCAAAATCTGCCAGAAGCAGCGGATGTTCCTCGCTCTGGTAGATGGCATTTGCCCGGCGTACCTTCAGACCGGTTGTTTCGGTAAACCGTTGCGCTACATAATCCTCCAAATCACGGCCCTGCCGCATAGCCTCGTTGTCGATATTTTCAGTGGTATCGCTGATTTTATCGTGGTACACCTGAAATGCCGAGCGGTAGGGATTCACACCCAGAATAGCACTGGCATCCGTGCCGGTAATGCCGCATTTACGATAACGGAGCCAATCTTCTTTGGACAGGTTCAAAGTTGAAATCAATCTTTTCATGCACTTTGCATCCTTTCTTTCATAATAGATTCGGCAAGAATGAAGTCGTATTCCACCAAGTCTTTCATGATCGTGGAAAAGTCACTGGCCAATGAATGGCAAGAGCCAACCCACAGGTCATAAAGAAAATCCAGAATATTATTTTGCACCCTGAGATGGTTCCAGTAGCGCTCCTCCAGTCTGCCCTCGGATTCCAAAACAATAATGGCGGTGCTGATGGTACTTTTCATCGTGATCTCATAAGCCATGGTAACGCTGATTTCAGAAGCACTCTTCTCAACGTTGTCAAAAAATTCCGTGAATTCCCTGAAAATGCGGTTATTTACATCATTCATGGCTTGCTCCTTTATGCTGCTGCCAGCACCATCTTGTAAGCCTTGTCGATCATGGGGTTGCCCTCTGCGGTGCGCAGGAACAGGTTTTCGTTGTAGTTTTTGGTCTTGCGGAGAGGGTCTGCGTGGGTGGCAAAATCAGAGACTGCGTTGATAAAGCGCCAACCGTTCTTGCCGACCCATTCCAGATCCGGTGCGTTGTAGTAGCGAGCCTTCAGATCTTCCTGCAAGCGCAGGTTATTCTTCCGCTGGCAATCGGACAGGTACTCAGAAATCGGAAAAAACTCATTGATGAACTCCTGCACCTTGTGATCGGATAAATCGATGCGAGCCAGCTCTTCGCCACGGTTGCCGAGTTCAACCATATAGTTGCTGGCCAGCTGCAGGGTTTCACGGGCATCCTGCACGCGGAGCAGAACATTTTCGGTATGGCGTGCAGTCCAGCTGCGCTTTGCTGTATTCAGCGCAAGGTTCAGAGTGTTCTGGCAAACTACACGGATCGGAGTCATGGCCACTTTCACACCAGAACTTCCGTCATGACTGTTGAAGATTACAAGATATGGTACTACTTGATCTCCAGCGATAAGATATTTCCTCGGAAGCCTTGCCAGCATCCAGACCTTCTTGCCGCCCTGCAAGGAACCTGCGGTTTCATAGGTGACCCCCTCACCCAACAGGTCATCCGTGAACCGGAAAGCTTCTTCGTTCTGCACGATGCGGTAACGGTCGGATACCACACCCAGAACAGCATCATCAGTGCTGCGGACATTTGCGCGATAGCCGGGGATCATATCACCCGTGCCGGAATAGATATTACGGCTCTCTACCTGCCAATCCAGACCGGCCAGCTCCAAGGCTTCACGGCTTGCAGGGGCATCCATGATGATCCGGCCAAGGCCGTGCCAAGGGGTCTCACGGACAGAGAACATGGTTTCAACATTTGCAGACATAGTAAAATCTCCTTTTCGATTTGTTTTCGTTAGTTTTTCTTTTCGACTTCTTCAGCGATCAGCACGAGAACTTCAACAAGTACCGTGCCAAGTTTCTGAATGAGTTCGGGTAAAAAGTTCATGGGGATATCTCCTTTCTGTGCGGATGCAGCTTAGAATGAAAACGTAATAGTGATGATGAAAACGATGATACGGAACAGCATAGAAAATCACCTCCAGACATAAAAATAACCCCTGAGTCTTTCGGCTCAGAGGCTTTGAATCATGATTATTATATCTGGGTGAAAAAATCAAATTGCAAAAGGCCAGATTGGTCTTTGACTACGTGAATGTATGACAACTTAGAGGAGTTTTTTCTTCAGAATCATCTGAATCTGTACAAGGTGTGTTTGAGTAAAAGTGATAGTGTCATTCCCAATGGGTACTTTTACAGGACCCGGAATGGAACCGTTAGTAGCCAAAATGGCTCGTTCGAATTTCTGGCTCCAAATAGTACCACTACGAAGAGCTTCAAATTTTTTACTGCATTCTAGGCAAAGAACAAGCCGCATTTCAGGCCAGTAGAACTTCGGTTTGCTTTGCAGATTGTTGACTTCCATCAAATTATCTGGTTTCCCTGTTAAGCACATTTGGCAGATGCAGTAGGGTTTCCCGGGAGGCGTATAGCGACGCAAAATTTCCCGGCGAGCATAATTTTTATCGAAAAGCTCGGTGGTTCCGTTCTCCTGCTGTATGCAGTCAACGGTTCTTGTCCGTTCCTCTTTGATGATTCTTTGAAGAGGGGCATTATTTATAGAGTTCTGCAGAGCATTTAGATTGCGAATCGGCTCATTCGGAAACTCATCGGGTTCAATGAAATATTCTTGTTTCCGAAGTGCACCGAGATGGTATCTTTCCATTAGATCATTAGAAATCAATTGATGCTCCACACAGCTTTCGAGAATGTTTGCCCCATGCTTAAAATAATCGTCTTGGAGACTTTCGATATCATCCTCTGTTAATCGAGCGGTAATCTTCAAATCATCAAAGTAGACATCACAAAGTTCCTTGGTTCTGACAAATTGAGCAAAACGGCTGCACTCACCTGAACAGCGGCATGAAGGTACTATGCTGCCTGCAAAGTAGTTTTCTGCTTCATTGCATAGATAAATTTGCCCGATACGGATTTCACCGAGTTCGTTTTTAAGTGGAATGAGACCTTTGTTTTTATCTTGACAAAGTACTTTCTCGCCCCACTTTTTGAAGTCGTTGTTCGATCGATATTCTTTGAGCAAATAAGTGTATAATGCAGATGGAGAATCGAATTGTAAATGTTTCTCCAAATTTTCGCAAAACAGTGATTCTCGGTAGCGCTCATCCATTTGATTCACAGAAATCTGAAATACTTTGAAAATTTCTTCAATATCCCGTCTGGAAATGATTTTCTCGCTCAACACGTAATACTGCGCTGGAGAAATTTCAGCTGTTGGATCGGTGTAAATGTTTTTCTCGTCAAATCTTACGTATTGAATTTCGCCGGGAATATCTCCTAGTACAGGGGTGACCGCAGAATTCCGAACTAAAGAGAGAAAGCTTTTTGAAAGAAAAGCTCTCTGCTCATAAAGATAATGCCAGAATTTAATTGCAAAGTCATCATCCATTTGAAATGCAGCGTGGCTCAGTAGAAACGAGGCAATTTCTTCTACAGGTGCTTCCTTGCACCCGAGAGCTTTGAGCTTTGAATCATACTTGACGGTTCGACTTGTATCAATAATCTGGTGTAGAGGCCGTTTCAAAAATGCACTTTTAGAAATGAGATCATACGCTTCTAAAGGGTAAAGGACAACAATATCTTTGGCAGAAACCAGAGGATGAACAGAAGATAACGTCGGGATAATCTTTGATGAAGAGAAAAAAAGAACTGGTTCAGGAAGTTTTTGGTTGTATTCGTTTCTTTCAAATAATTTGAAACTGGTGGTTTCTGCAAATCTGTTTGAGGTCCATTCAAGGCCGAGGTACTGCAGAGTACGTATCTTTAAATCCGGCGCAATTGTTTCCAATAGCTTGCGGTAACCTAAGAAGAGTTGCTGCCAGATTAACGTATTCCACTTGCTTGTCAAAATATCGTCACGAGAGGTTGTTAACTCGAATGGCGCATCAATATAGAGCGGAATATTTAGTTTGACGGTTGTGGGAAGACCACTGTAGATGCAACCTTCCGTATCTTTGGTGGGAAGATAGAAAACGATGTTCTGCTCACGGTCAATGATGCGCTGATGATTAGCACGTTCTAAAAGAAGGTTTTCATCTGTGACGCAAAATTGATAGCGGACCATGCGATAAACATATTTTATGTCATTGAGAAAAATGAGTCGCTGGTTTGGTTCATCTTCAATTCGAATATGAGTTTTTCCAATTCTGATATCTTTTAGTTTTCGAAGGCACAAGCACAGATGCAAAATATTGGACGGCATAAGAAGTTGTGCAGGCAATTCTTTTTCCAAATGAAGGATCATCGTGGTTCCGGTATCGGAGGAATCTCGACCATGAATGATATTGGGAACGGTCGGGTGACCTTTGGTAAGCAAAAAGTGAAAATCACCACTGTGAATTTCTACCTCAGAAGCTATAGAGAACACAGACTTAAAGCCAACGCCTTTTTCGCCGATAGTACACTCACCAGCAAGCTTCTTTTTGGTTGACTCACCAATGGCGGTGATAGCTCGTACGTTAGATTTAGTAAAGCCTTGCTCATTGTATTGGGTTGTGACGGATGTACCTTTGATATCAAGAGAAAATGTTGGAATAACTTGATCAGAGTAAAGACAGTCATCTGCATTTTGAAGAAGCTCGTTCAAAAAGCGATCATTGGAGTTGGTACTTGCATTTTTTAAAAGATCGATATAGTTTTGATATTGCTCTTTTCCGAGCGCAACGCGTTGGGATTCGCGAAGACCCCGAAGTAAACTCAAAAACTCAATATCCGGAAGTTCATTGTTGACATCGTTCAATGTACGAGAAACTTGCCGGTATTTCAGCTGCAGTCCAAAGAAACTTTGCTTCTGAGCATGACTGCACAGATCTGAAAGCGCCTCGAGAACATCACCTGATAGAATCAATACATTATCGGCAATTAAAAAATCGGTTGTTTCTAGATTCAGTATAATGCAGCGAAATTGAATTCTATTAAGGTATTCCTGTAAGCTGGATGGAAAACTTTCCAGTTCAAATTCTTCACCGGAAGGATCAATATGCAAAATATTAGCAGTATCAGATGGATTAAATTGAACACGAAGTCCCGCAGGAAAGATTTGGTTTTTCTGGTTTGTACTTTTTCGCTGAAATGCTGCCATGCAGTTTGTATGCTGGAACAGAGTGCACACTTGCGGAACGGATATTACAGCATCTGAAAGGGTAGAAACAAGCGTCTGCCAAGCATTGTCTTTCATCATAAGGTGATCTTCCAGATAGCAGAAGATTTCTTCTGTTGAAGCATTTAAATTGAACGCTTGTGAAAAGAGCATGTCACGAACGCGAACGATTTTCTTCATACCGAAGTCTTTGCTTTCGCCCAGGGGATATTGGAAAACTTCAAGTGGAGAATTCAGAAGTCTTGCTGCCAGAAGCGGCTTAGCTACAGGCATTTCTGTCTCAAAAAAGCAAAGCTCTCCTGCAGACTTAAAATTTCCCTGAAGAGATGGAAAAATCTTTTGATGAACAAAGCTCTGACCGGAAAGATCCTGACGATTCAAAGCGTGGGCCTTCTCATTATTCTGGACAAAGAAAGGCTCATTCCTTGCAGGTACATAGTAGGCAATACTACTGCCATAACGAGTGGAGTAATGCTGATATGCGCGATTCAGAAAGTCAGATAGAGAACTACAGCAGTGGACAAACCACTTGTTTTCTCCCTGTGGATCAATATGCTCCCGCGAAGCATCCAGTTTAAATGGAACATGACAGACAAGTGGAACACTCAAACGCATCCCGGTTGGCAGATAGGAGTAAAATGCACCCTGTTTGTTGAGCTTTGGCAGATCTTCCGGATCCGGAAACAGAAGCTGCATATTCAGAAACCGCTCTTCAAACTCAGTTTCCTCGCCATAGCGGGAAACACATTGCTGCCGATTGAATTTTATGGGCATCGTATAGCGGACGCATCGGATGGAATTGTTTAAATTGTATCCTTTCCTAGAAACAATATCTGCGCTGACAACAACCTCTTTTTCAAAGTGAAGATCATGCAGATCGTGCGCCTCTTCTTTTTCGAGGGACTCTCTTTGGGAAACATAAAATTCCAGCGAATCAAATTCATCGGTGAAAAAGCGAAGCTTTGTAAGCTTATTCAGAAAGAGAATAGGATTATTCTGTAAGACAGCATTTGGCCTGCCATACATTCTGGCAATTTTCTGATAGGTGTCCCGAATAACCGCTGGGTCAGCAAATAATGTCAGCTTTGTACCGTCAATTTCTTCATAGCGTTCATCATAAATCGGAATGGGCACGCAGAAGGCATCTCTATCAAGTGCAAACGAAAACTTTCCGCTTTGAATCCATACGCGGTGGGCCACGCCAAAAACGGATTTGAAACCAATTCCTTTTTCACCAATCTGTACTTTTTCAGCTTGAATATTTTTTGCTGCTTCCGCAATTCCGGTAACTGCAAAAATATTAAGCGGTGTAAAACCTGTTTCGTTGTATTTTAGAATGATTCGACCGCTATTCTCACTGAATTTGATCTGTAACGAGGCGTTGAGAGGGTCTTGATAATCACAGTCATCTACATTCTGAATCAACTCGAAAATATAACGCAGACTGTTATCATAAACACCATCCTCACCTGTCGATAGCATAGACGTGAGTTGCTTTATGAAGTTTTTTCCATGTAATCTGTCGTTTGCCGCAATAGAAGAACGGAAACTATTAAGTAACTGCAAATAATCCTCGTGGTCTTCACGAGTCTGCAATTCGCTGACCGCAGTGTTTTTCAGGCCATCCTGTAGATTTATCAGTATCTTATTGGTAAAGTCTTCATAGTCAAGATGAAGATATGCCGCTTTAAGCTCCTGAAAAGTCATTTTTACCTCCGCACTTCAACAATGCCGTTTGCAAGAAGTTTCACATGCAGATCTGTCTGCCGAACGGCATCTTCAATTTTCTGAATCTTTTTTTCGCACAATTCCTGTGCGGCTTCTAACTGTGCAATTCTCATTGTTTTAATGCTTGCATCTGTTGTTGCCACTATTTTTTCATTGATAGCGTGCTGCTGAACGTTGAGACTGCTCTGCAGGCTCTCGATCCGATAATCTGCAATGCTCTGTGTATCCTGAATCTGTTTCTTCCGTGCTTCCGTCCAATACTGCATTTGCTTCTGCTCCAGTGCTTTCCAGCGCGCTGAGAAATCACCTGAAGCGGAGGCATCAGAAGATGCGTTCTGGAAAATATCAGTCAGCTCTCTTTCTATCGTTTTGTTCTCACAGACCTGGATGATCCTCATTTTGGGAGAAATGCCAACATATTGCCATGCATAAACAGCAAATGGGTAAGTGCCGGCAGGCAATTCATCCGACTGATACCGCAGGGAGAGATAAGCGCATTTTCTGGATGCAAAAAATTCCGCTGCCTGCCGGACAAGCGGATGCACAGCAGAAATCAGGGTAACATTCTCATTCTTTTCAGCAGAGAGCTTTGCCGCATCTGCACTGAATGTAATGGAAAGATTGGGCTTTGTACCTTTCAAATAACTGTCCCAGTGCCGTTTTAACGCAGAAGTCTGACCAGCAATCCGTTTGTAGTCTTCACGGATCGTCATTCTTGCGGCCGCAGACAGACGAAGATTCTTGATTTCACCATCGCCGAAAATGCAGGCCTTTCCGACACGTGCCGTCAAGTACTGCTGGACCAGCGAATAAATATTTTCAGCAGACAACCAGGGCGACTCTGCGTCCTGAATCTCCTGAGAAATGGTATAATTCGTCAGGTCAAAACCAAACAGATCTCGTTGTTCTTCTTCTAACTGTGTAAGATACTGCGCTTTTCGGACTTCATTATCAGCGATATCTTCCAGTTTTTGTTTGCGCTCTTCATCCGTCAGCCGGGAATCAAGAGCTATCTTTTCGATTTTGCTACCAATGTCGCCCAGAATCTCCTCGCAATCACCCACGCTGCGTTCAAATACGCCGATACGCAACAGGCAGCGGGAGTAGATCTCGGCGTCAACAGTTTCTTCTGTTATAAGGTTGCAGATATTTACAACCTCGCTCTGCTGGCCTCGACGGTCGATTCGACCAATGCGCTGTTCGATCTTCATAGGGTTCCAAGGAAGATCGTAGTTGATCATCATGTTACAGAACTGGTAGTCCAAACCTTCTGCACCGACCTCAGTAAAAAGCAGAATATCAAGAGCATCCGGATCTTCGCGAGGAAGTTCAAAACGGGCGCGCAACAGAACGCGCTCCTCGTCTTTAATACTGCCATTGATTTGTGCGGTACGAAGTCCCGCTCCGGTAAGCTTTCGCTCTACGTAATCTAAGGTGTACCGGAACGTACTGAATACCAGAATCTTGTTGTTTTGCTCCTGTTGCTTTTCCAGTACAAGATCCAGCATTGCGTCAAATTTCGGGTCTTCGTCCGGCAGATTTTCTGCTAGAGCAAGAACGTTCTGCGACATATTTCGCAGTGCATCCACAGAAGAATTGTCCAGATTCAACGATTCAACATCAACTTCAGGATCATCGCACAGCTGCACCAGACGCCGGTTCAGGATGTCTTTGATGTGAGGAGCAAGACCAAAAATACAACTGCTTGCCTGACGTTTTATGGTACTCATCATAAACGGCACGGAGGACACATTGTGCAGCATGGAAAGTGCGATCTGTTCAAAGCGCAGAAGCTCGTGATAAAGCATTTTCTGCGGCTCTGTAAAGGATGTTGAAAAAGTATTCGTATGACGGACACAGAAATCCTGAATATCTTTTCTGCGGGTACGGTTCAACATCGTCCCAAAAGAGTGAAGCGATTCTACGTCGGAAATCAGTTGGACACGTTCTTCGCGGGTGAATTCTTTTTTCTCCAACCGCTTCAGAATATCCTGATACAGCGGATTTTTGGAGACGACATTTTCTCCCCAACGCGTGCTTGCAAGATCGATCAACTCAGAGCTGGCATTTTCCTGCCAATGTGGCGCTGCAGAACGGATAAGTCTTGAGCACTTGGAGATATACGCATTTGGCTCAGACATAGCCCGGAATGTCGCCTTATCAATTACAACATCCGGACGAAGGAGATTCAGCAGCGTAAACAAATCATTGTCGCTGGTCTGAAGTGGTGTTGCGGTCAGCATAACAACCGCAGAAGCATGATCGCAGAAGTATTTGACGCATTTATACGCAAATGCCTTATCTTTCTCCATACTGCCGTTTCGGATATGATGCGCTTCATCAACGATCACAAGATCAAAATGCGGTGCTGGGTCAAGATCTTTCAGACCGATATTGCTTGCAAGACGCTGTTTTGTACCGTTATAGGTGCGATCGTCCAGAATGGAATAAGGAACAATAATTTTTTTGCTTCTTAGTGGCCATTCTCCATCCCGATTACAGTCGTTTAATGTTTCGCGCAATGCATCGCCATCCAATGCGGTAAATTCTTCATCAAAACGCTTCATTTCTGTTTCCCACTTGCGCTCTGTTACAAGCGGCTTCGGGCAGATAATCAGGATGCTTTCCAACTCGTTGCGGGCTTCCAACTCTTTGATGATAAGTCCCGCTTCGATCGTTTTACCGACACCAACGCTGTCTGCAATCAAAATACGTGGTTCATCCGATTTTATCAGCTTAAGAGCAGGGCGGAATTGGTATGGGACAAAGTCGATTTTGGCGGAATTAAGAGAATACAGATTGCTTGTACTGGGATTATTGATCTCGTAAGCGGTAAGGCTGTTCCGGAAATCTTCGATTTTTTCCCACTGGACCTCGGAAGAATCCTCAATGAGCTGAATCTGTCCATCATAAAATGTATTGATCCCGCCGTCTATAAATACTTCGTATTTATGTGTAGGACCAAATGTTTCAACAGAAAACACCATTCCGATTTTACTCGGATCGCTGGTAAGGCGAACTTTGCTCTTTTCACGAATCGTTCCTTTGCTGTCAGTCGGCAGAGAGAAAGCATCCTCTATGGAGAGCTCTGAGGCATCAAGATCATCAAGTGAATTCAAAAGCGCCTCAACAGCTTCAAGCTGCTGGCGAGAAGCCTGAATGAAATAGAAAAAAGCCTCAACGACCTGAAGATCTTCCTGAATGTTTGTTGATGAGGGCAATGTACCGGAAATGTGTGCCCATGTATTCCGGACGCGCATCATACGACGAACTGTTTCACGGTCTTTTGTTGGAAGATATGCAAAATTTCTCATGGCATACCAGTTTTTGTCGATGACGCGAAGCAGCGCAGCCAGATCGAGCTGCTTTAATTCTGTGTATCCTTTTTCCTGAGCCAGCTGATTCTGGTTGAAGCTCAGGCTGTCGAGAACACAGTTGGTCCACCAGTTATCAGAGATACGGGGGAGCATTTTATTAAGCCACCCACAGCATAGATCTGTGGCAGTATAAAGAAGCTCATTGATCTTACCTATGATTTTTATCTCGTTCATTATAAACAGTCCTCATTTTTGGTAGTGATTCAAACGTAAAAGATGGACGGATTTTGTTAAAATTATATCACTTGTGGCGTTGGCATTCAACAAAAAACTGTTTATCATGACCAATTCCTTGAGAAGCAAGCCCCGCTTTGAAAAAAGCTATATTCTATTATTGACTTTTTGCATACCATAAACAGTACTTTTCAAAAAACGCAAAAAATTCCGGTGCAGCCTGCACCGGAACTTTTTTATCAAATCCGTCTCCATGATAGCAACGATGTTAGCTGCAAAGCTTTTCTAAAAGGATCCGGTCCGCCGGAAGCCACGGAACAGAATCAAGCTCCTTTTTAGTCAGCCAGCGTGCAGCCTCGGCTTCTTTCAACACCAGCTCGCCGGAAACTACTTCGCACCAGAAACAGTCCATGGAAAGATGAAAGGTCGGATAATCGTATTCAATGGTGCCAATCAAATCGTCTACCGCGATCTCGGTATCCAGTTCTTCCCGGATCTCTCGTTTCAGCGCCTGCTGCGGGGTTTCACCCGGCTCGATTTTGCCGCCCGGGAACTCCCATCCGCCCTTGTACTCGCCGTAGCCGCGGGCGGTGGCATAAATTTTATGTTTCGTCTGAATATCGTCGCAGATCACAGCTGCGACAACGCGAACAACCTTCATGATATTCTCCTTTTAACCGACCACCAGCTTGTTGGTCTTTTTGAGGAACTTTGCAGGAATCGGGCGGTCCAGCTTCCATGTGATATTCATGGGACGGGAGCCCTCATGCTTCACATAGTTCACCGTGCCCAGATAGGTATACGCTCCTGCACCGCCAAAACGGGCATCTGCCTTGAACTCACGCACGAACAGCAGCACCCGGCTTCCCTTTGCACGGTGATGGATGTAGCGCTGCCCGGTGGCAGAGTTTTCGGCGGTGGTGCTCTGGCTCTGCCAGTGGAACAGGCTTTCGTTAATGGAATAATCCTTGTACATGGTGGTGGGAGAGTAATCCTTGTCCGCTTTGTTCAGGGTCACAAAGAATACGTCCAGCTGCTTTTCCGGCAGCCACTTCACGCCCTCGCGGACAGTGGCAGGCTTCAAAAAGTCCAGCGCCACCAGCAGTTGGTCGCGGGTATAGGTGCAGTGCAGGTCCAGCGGGCAGTCAAAGCCCACATCCACCGGTTCGTCGATAAAATCAATGCGGTCATATTGATACTGCAAAAGTGCCTGCAGTTCCCCCAGCAAAACGGGACTATCCGAGAGAGCATACAGGTTATCGAGAACTTCTTCATCCCCCCAGCTTTCTGCAGTTTTGCCCCAGAGGGTCACATAAAACATTTGCAGCATCCGCTGCTCTACCGGCGGCAGGGCTGCAAAGTCGGTGTTATCCAATTTCGGCAGAAGCCCCAGCAAAAAACGGATCCACCTGCGGGAATCCACGACCGCAAAGCGGGCAAGGGCTTTGGTCATAGTTTCATCCAAAGGCTCTGTAAAATCGGATGCCACCCCTGCGCGGACGCACAGTCTGCTGAAGCAGACCTTTTTGCTGTAAATTGCACGCGGGTCAAGATGATAGTAGTCGAGGAAGTTCCCCAGTGTCAGGGGCAGACCGGTATCCTCGGTAAAGGTAGCCGCCCGCGCCACAAGCCCGGAGGTGCGGTCATAGGAGACGCTGATATTATCCAGCACATATTTTGCGGCAATTTTTTCCAGCTGAATATAGCAGCCTTTAGGTGCAGAGACAAAGCCCTCTTTGAGCTCCCGGCTGACGCTGCGGGTGGTGTTGGAGAGCAGTGCTGCGAATTTCTCCTCGAAATTATACTTTTTGTTGGCCTGCCCGATGAAATCCAGAACGGTCAGGCAATCCTTGCTTTCTGCCAGACGTAAGCCGCGCCCCAGCTGCTGCAAAAACACGGTCAGCGACTCGGTAGGGCGCAGGAACAGCACCGTGTTCACCTCGGGGATATCCACACCCTCGTTGTAAATGTCCACCACAAAGAGGAATCGGAGTTCCCCGGAAACCAGCCGCTGCTTTGCAGCGTTGCGCTCCTCGTCAGGAGAATCGCCGGTCAGTGCCATAGATGGGAATGCCGTGGGTATTAAAGTAGCGCGCCATAAATTGGGCATGAGCGATGGAAACGCAGAAGCCCAGACCCTTCACCTCGTCGATATCGGTGACATATTTCAGGATGGAGTTCACCACAAGGTCAGCGCGGCGCTCCGCCACCATGCCGCTGAGGGTGTACAGGTTGGACAACTCGTTTTTATCGTAGCCACCGGTGCGCCATTTCAGGCTGCTCAGATCTGCGGTGTCGGTGACGCCGAAATATTGGAAGGGACAAAGCAGTTTCCGGTCAATGGCCTCCGGCAGACGGATCTCGGCGGCAATGCGTCCGCCGAAATAGTCCAGAACGCTTTTGCCGTCCATGCGTTCCGGGGTGGCAGTCAGTCCAAGTAGGATCTTCGGCTGGTAATATTCCAGCAGCTTCTGATAAGTGGGTGCAGCTGCATGGTGGAACTCGTCTACAACGATGTAATCGTAAAAATCTGCTGCCGTTTTGGCGGCAAGCTCCTGAGAATTGAAGGTCTGGATGGAAACAAACAGATGATCAATGCTGTCGGTTCTGTGACTGCCCACATACAGTTCACCGAAATTGGCATCCTTCAGTACCGCCCGGAAGGTGTACAGGCTCTGCTTCAGGATCTCCTCCCGGTGTGCCACAAACAGCAGACGGCAGGGCTGCCCCGGATGCTGTTTGCAGAAGCGCTTGTGATCCAGTGCGGAGATCACAGTTTTGCCGGTGCCGGTGGCGGCGACTACCAAGTTGCGGTTGTAACCCCGAACGGTGCGCTCGGCATCCAGTCGGTCCAGAATTTCCTGCTGGTAGGAATAGGGCAGAATATCCAGGGTGTAGATCCCGCTGTGGTCGGTCTCGCTGTATTTTTCGGCTTTCAGGGCGCGGGTCAGCCGCTCCCGCTGCCCTTCATCGTAATATTCAAACTCGCTGGAGTTCCAGTAGCTTTCAAAGGTGGCTGCGATCTTTTCGATGGTCTCCGGCAGGTCCTTTCGGGTCACCTTGACGTTCCATTCCAGACCACTGGAAATTGCTGCGTTGGACAGGTTGGAGGAGCCTACATACGCCGTAGTAAAACCGGTGTACCGGTAAAATACATAGGTCTTTGCGTGGAGGCGGGTACGTTTGGTGTCGTAGCTGACCTTGATCTTTGTATTGGGCAGCGCGCGTAGCTCCTCAATGGCTTTACGTCCGTAGCGCCCATATAAGAGGTGGTGATGATGCGCAATTCGCCGCCGCTTTGTGCAAACTGCCGCAGCTCGTCCATGATGAGGCGCAAGCCGCTCCACTTGATAAAGGAGACCAGCATATCAATGCGGTCGGCGGAAACGATCTCCTTTTTCAGCTCCGTGTACATCTGCGGCTCATGGATAGCGCCGGTAAACAGGGAACTTTGCGCAATAGAGGTCTCCGGGCGGTCAAGGTCTTTTGCGCTTTTCCCTGTAGCAAGGCGCGGGTCGTTCTGCTGCAAAAGCGCAAGAAGCTGCTCTGCCCGCTGGTCAACACCGAGCGCGGCAAAGTCAGCTTCCTGTGTGGTGTTCTGGATGGTGGTCACGATCTGATTTGCCAGCCGGATCTGCGCCTCGATGCCGCCGCCATTGTCCTGCACGTTCTCAAGACCCTTCTGTACCACGTCGGTCAGATACTGCGCCAGCACCTTGGCAGCCTCCGCCGTGTCGATGGGCGCAGTGGACTTGCGGGCTTCCGGGATCTCTGCAAGCTCGCTGTTTAGTGCGTTGTTGATGACCTGTTCCTACAGTCCGGGGTAGAGCATAGAAGCACTTCCTTACCGTTTTCTTTTATTATAGCGCCCGTTAGAAGAATATTCAATGATCGAGGGTATGAGATATGCTTTGCGATTCTCTACCACTTAGATCAGGGTGACGACTCGCATGATGTCAGCCTTGCGCAGTTTGCCACAACAATGCATCCTTTCAGTCGGTATTCAGCCAATTTTAGCTCTAGTTAAACATGAACGTTATCGGGAAGAAAACAACAGCATTTATATTTCGAACAATAGGAGCGGAACCTTGAAAAGAGACTCCACGCTTATTGTTGAACGAGTGGGAAAGGTGTATTTGACATAAAAAACCATTCCGAGATTTGTAAGACCTTTGCATTGATTTCGTTCGCTTGTTGGAGTAAAATAAAAATGGTTTGTTATAGACCGCCACCATCCGTGAATGAACGATGTTGAGGGTTACTATGGAATACGTATCAATTAAACAAATCTCTGAAAAATGGGGCATTTGTGCAAGACGAGTGCAGACCTTGTGTACAGAAGGCCGCATCGAAGGAGCACAGCGTGTTGGGCACCAGTGGATCATTCCTGCAGATGCTCCAAAACCAAAAGATGCTAGAGTAAAGAGCGGAAAATACATTAAATCGAAGAATGAAAATGGAGAAGATATAGATGAACAAAAAACCATATAGTGCAGGTGCAGTGAAATTTTCATTCTGGTTTATTGAGTTTCGGAAAACGGTCCAGTTACTGGCAGAGGGCAAGAGCTTTTCGGAAATAAAACTGCTGAACGAGCAAGAGAATATTTACAGCGCATCCACAAAGGCACGGGCACAGATGATCTACTCTACCGTCACGGCACGCATAAAGATGCTAGACCACAGCTTTTACCCGGTTTTCCTGAGCAGCGATATTGCAACGCAGAAGATGTTTGCGCTGGTAGCAGCACTTGCACACGATACGCTTTTCTTTGACTTTGTGTATGAAGTTGTGCGGGAAAAGATGATCCTTGGAGTGGACGAACTGACTGATGCGGACATTCGGGTGTTCTTCAAGGATAAGCAGGCGCAAAGCGAGAAAGTAGCAGCCTTTCAGGACTACACGCTGCATCGGCTGGGAGCGGCATACAAAACGCAGCTCTACGAGGCAGGAATGCTGGACGGAAACAAGGGCAGCTCACGCAAGATCCTGCGCCCGATTTTGGACATTGCGCTGGAACGCTGGCTGCAAGACAATGGATATGCCATTATGGTCAATGCGCTTACGGGGGTAAGATAAGATGGAAACTGTGAATGGATGCCTGGGCGACCGGCTGGATGAGATGGAAGCGGCAATCCGGAAAACGTCCTTCCGCAAGGGAACCGGCAGAGCCAACGAGGTGAACTACTGGGTTTTCGACTATCCACCGGAAAAAGAGCTGGAAGTTCGTGCTCGAATCGAGTATATGAAAGGCAAAAATGCCCGTGGCGATGATGACTTTGATCTGGTGGTATTTGATCTCTACGATGTCATCATTGATTTTCTGGAGAAGAAGCGCTTTTTGGAAAAGTGTTATGACTTTGAAAAGAAAAACGGGATGGAGCGGATCACCAAAGCGGTTACCAACGCCATGAAGATCAATGACAACGACAGCCTCATCGTGCAGTATATCAAGGAACATACGCCGGAGAACGCCATCGTGTTTTTGACGGGTATCGGAAAGTGCTATCCGATTTTGCGGTCCCATAAGGTTCTGAACAACCTGCATCAGGCATTTGTCCGCTGCCCGGTCGTAATGTTCTTTCCGGGCACCTACAACGAACAGGAACTGATCTTGTTCAACGAGATCAAGGACGATAACTATTACCGGGCATTCCGGCTGGTGAAATAA